TGCCGCGCTGCGTGCCGCGCTGTATGCCGCGCTGCGTGCCGCGCTGTATGCCGCGCTGCGTGCCGCGCTGTATGCCGCGCTGCGTGCCGCGCTGTATGCCGCGCTGTATGCCGCGCTGTATGCCGCGCTGCGTGCCGCGCTGCGTGCCGCGCTGCGTGCCGCGCTGCGTGCCGCGCTGTATGCCGCGCTGTCTGCCGCGATTATGTCCTTTCCAAACGAAACATGCCATTCGGCTTTCAGCTTGCCGTGCATTTTCAGGTATTTTATCTTCTTGATGCTGGCTATGAAGTCGCGCACTTCGTCGAGGTTCTTGGCTATCGGCATGAGGGATTTAAGGCACTCTTTCCAAGCGTTAGCCTCGTATTTCCTCGCATTCGCCTGATACCACTTCGGTAGGGTTCCCTCTTCATCAACCTTGAATTTCCAATCTTTCCTGTTCCTCGTGAAGATGCCCTGGCTTTCGGGCGTTATCTCAATCCTGACGAACTCCCTGTTTTCCAGCTTGTCATCCTTCAGGTGGTGCTTCTTGATAAGTTCCTCGTGGCTCGTAAGATTGCCGTCCCAAAGGATTTTTCCGTCCTTGGTTATTATTGCGCTCCAGAAATTACACATCTATATCCCCTCCTTCACGTTTTTCTCGCCGAGAACCCACTCCAAAACCCGAAGCTCCGAATAGAGCCGCATGGTCTTCTTGTCTATCTCGTGGATTTCAAAAATGACCTTCCTCTGCTTGTTTTGCAGCGCGAGGTCGTACAGCCTGTCCTGATTCGCGCCGATGCAGGCAGTCAGGATGCCGATGCGTTTTACGATTTCGTCCTGTGTTCTCACTTCAATCCCTCCATTCGCACGTCCCTAAATGTGCGGGTATTGCCCCGTGCGGAAGCCGCGTATTCGTCCCCAATATGTACCATGCCATATTCAACCCTCCAGAAAATATTTTACTATGTCCCTCCTCTCCTCCTTCGTCAGGAATTTCTTGGCTATCGCCCGCGCAGGCTGCCCCTCGTAATGCAGCAGGTAGGAGCGTCCCGTTTCCTCGGCGTAGATGAGGCGCGGGCGCTGTGGGCGCTGTGCCATGTCAGGCGCCCTCCTTTTTGTTTTTCAGCTCCCACCATCCGCGCAGCTCTCCCGTATCGCCAGACGTGTAGCCCTCGCCAATCATTTTAGCGGCGTGAAATGCCACTTCGCTTATCTCCTCAGACGTTGCGCCCTCGAAGATTGAGATTTTAAGAGTTGTCTGCTTTGCCATTTAGACCGCCTCCTTGTTCTCCTCGTCCTGTAGGTACGAATGCACCGCCGCGCATACGTTTCCGGCGTGTTCGCTGATTGCGAGATATTGCGCGCCGGTAAGGATTGCGTTGCCGTCCTTCGCGCCAAGCTCGCTTATCGCCTCGTCCATGTAAGAGATATTTGAGAGGTTGGAGCCAAGCCACGCGATAAGGGAAGCCGTGTAAGGGCTCGTGTTGGAGTCGGCGAATTCGCCCGCGTCCCAATCGTCTAATTGTTGGGTGAGCGTCCCGAAGTCCTCGCAGCCCTCTAAGGCGTCCGCTATGCTTTCCAAGGCGCGCGCCGTCCAGCTATAGGATTCGTCCTTAAACGGGTTAATTATGGCGTTGGCGTCGTTGCCCCAGCTATACCCTAAAATGGGATGCTCGCCTATGCCCCTATTCTCCTTCTTCACGTCCTCCGGCTCCCAGATTTCTATATCGTCGCGCTGGCGCTCGCACTCCTCGCACTTCGGGAATTCCCTAACCTTGAATTCCCCCGCCGTCTTGCGAATGAACGCCACGCACGCGGCGGCGCGCTCTTTCTCGGTTTTTGGTTTTGTTTTGGTCATCCTTTCACATCCGCGCTTTAAGCCCGCCGGCTGTTTCCCCTCATAACATTTTTATTTTCCCGTCCTTGTCAAGAATAAACGAAGTTTGTCCCGCGTGGCTCGCGCCGCGCCCTATCTGCGCATTGCACCACACACGCGCCTCCTTGTTCGTGCAGAAGGCGCGCCCGTCGGGACAGAGCGGCGAGGATGCCAGCCAGCAGGGAACGCCCCGCGCGAGCTGTGCCTTAACTGATGTTGAAAAGAAAACCATACTTAATCCCCCTCATAGACGCGCACGCGCACGGCTTTGATTTTGCCCGTGCGGGCGTCCTTCAGATATTCGTTGTCGTAGATTGGATTATGTACGCTCCCGCCCGTGTTGAATTCCAGCGCGGGGCGCCCTCCTAGCTTCTTGGAGTACCGATAAGGCACCTCAAAGACAAGAAGCGGCGTGTATTTGCTCAGGTCTTCGCCAAAGTGCACCATCCTTAACACCTTACCGCGGCGCTGCCGTAATAGCGCCTTATCTGCGTCCTGACTTCTCCGCCGTCCGAAGAAAAAAGGGAAATCTGCCGCACGCAGTCCGCCCAGCGCGCCCAGTTCGACGCGCTGATAAAGCGGCAGTATTGCAGTTTTTCGGGTAGTGTTGCGGTCATATTATCGCCTCGATTTCCGCCGTTATGCCGCACGCCGCCTTAAAGCGCACGTAGTCGAAGCGCGCGTTATCCTTGGCGTAAAGCTCGCCCATGATGGCGCAGAACGTGCAAGTCTGGGCGATTTTGCCGCGGAAATAAGCGCGGCTGGGCGGCTGCTCGTATTCGCCCGCTTTTACAAAGTCGTAAGAGTGCAGCCCCTTAACGGACGCCTCCAGCTCCGCGCGGATTATTGCCGCCGTCGCTTCAAAATCCTTTTGTGTGTTCATCTTTCCACCTGCGCGGGCTTGCGTCTTTAAGCGGCTTATCGCCGCCTTTCTTGCGCGTTGCCCTGCGCGTTATTCCTTACACGCCATAAGCTTATATAACCATCAGTCCATTAAAACACGACGTTGCATGGTTTTGCATATATAAAGGTTATGGTTTTGGAGGCTGTTGGGATGCACTGATATATAGCTCGATGGCTTGGGTTAGTGCCTGCTGCTGGGTGTGTGCGTGTGTGAGTGCCGCGAGCCGGAGGCTGCGCTTTAGGTCATGTGAGAGGCGCAACATTATCGAGGTTTCGCCGTATTTTTTCCAATCAGTCGTAAAATCACCAGAGAATAATAAGGCGTGAGGGTTTATATTGCTATCGTTGTGCGGTTGTACGCTTTTACTTTGCTATTTTTGTTATCAATTTAGTATGGTATATTATCTGTTTAAGTAAAAGAGAGAGAGAGAGAGAGAGAGAGAGAGCATACTATACCTAACTAAATTGGTAGCAACTCACGCCCGCCCCAACCCACACGCCCGCACGGATTCGCGCCTTTCAATCCTTAGGGCATTATGGGCGCATTTGGCCTGCCTTCCTTGCGCGTTCATGCCCAAGCTGCGCACCCACGGGCGCGCCCTGCGGGCGCGCCCTGCCATGCCCGCGCACGCATCCATGCGCCCAAGTTGGTTCATCATATCAATAAACCACATGTGCGCATTCTGCCATGCCAAGGGGCGCGCGCTTGCGCGCGCGCCCCATGCACAGCGCCCGCACTTTTGCACATCCCAAGAGCGAGCCGGACACGGGCGCGGGCAAGGGGGGCGTATTGTTCCAAAAAGGGGGAGCTGTGCAGTAAAGTAGGTCACCACAAAAAATTTACCCCCAAAATCCAAACGCTTATATACTTCCGCGGCACCCACAGCACCGATGGGGTCTTGTTTTCCCCCAGGCTTTCCCATACGCCGTGCCGCTTCGTGCGAGCACCCTACGCTCTCGGGCATGTCTCCGACCGGCACGGCACCCTTCACGACGGACAAACCATACCCTTTATATCTTTATATGCGTTATCAATGTATGCCTTCGCAGAACAGCATCGTAACGTCTTCTTCCCCAACGTCCCTATCCGCGAAGCTCTCCGAAGGCTTGCGTTCCACTCCTCGTGAGCGCAAGCCCGGAGTTTATTATCCCTCGGAAGCCGGCTACTGCATCCGCAAGCTTTTCTATTCCTACACCGAGCCTCCGAAAATTTACGGCGACGAGACGCTCGGCATCTTCGCGCTCGGCGATGCGGTCCACGAAAAAATCGGCTCCATGCTCAACCGCTCCCCGGGCGTCCGCCTTATCGCAAATGAAAAATCTTTCGTCTCCGTCGTCGACCTTGATGGCGTGGACGGCTTCACAATCTCCGGTCGCCTTGACGACCTGGTTGAAATCGAGGTGAGGGAAAATGGAAAAAATCCAGATAAACCGCTGGAAACCGTTGGGAAAGCCGAGGAAGGCGCTGCGCCCGGAGGGGAAACCGAGAAAAAGGTTCTCGATTCCGACGGACAAAAAGGACCGCAGTTTCCTCCCTCCGCCGGCAAAACCGTCAAAAAAACATTCGTCGTCGATGTCAAGACAGTCAAATCCTTCGACTATCTCCCCGAACCAAAAGCCGAGCACGTACTCCAGCTCACTTTCTATCTCCGCGTACTCCGCGAACAATACCCGGGCATCTGCGGAAAACTCCTTTACATCAAAAAAGACGATTTCACAATGACCGAATTCGACGTTCCATACTCCGACGAGAACTGGCGCACCCTCGTACGGCGCCTCACAACGCTCCACCGCACCCTCATACAGCCCGGGCTTCGCAAGCACGGCGCGGAGCCCGAGGCGAAGCTCGTCAAGGAACTCAACTGGAACTGCAATTACTGCCCCCACCGCGCGAAGTGCGATTTCGAGTGCGGTCCGGGCGGCGCCGGCTACAAGGGGATGAAAATCCTCACCCCGTTCACCGAGCCGGTAGAAGCGTATTTATGAGTCCGAGATGGTTTCCATGCAAAGGACCTGTCCGTTCGACGCGCAAATAACAAAACTCCCCGATGTCGTCCGGGCGATGCGCGAGCATCCGATAAAGATGTCCAGCCTGGTCGAGAACGGAATCCGCATCCGGCTCTTCAAGGACCGGCTGCTCTGCGACAATTACCTGTGCGAAAAAATCCGGCGGTTCGGCGAGGGCGATGCGCTGTCGTGCTGCGGAAGAATGGAGGAAAACAATGGCAAGTAGGGAAACATTCGCAAAGTGCTATTTCTGCGACAAGGTATTTCCAGAACTCCCGGAAATCAAGAACGGCAGGAAGTTCGCGCGCAAGGTCGTGTTCTGCGACTCGCGCTGCTACCACGCCTATCTCGCGGCGAACCGCCCGCTCGTCAAGTTCGACCAGCCCGCGGCGCTCGACATAGCACGGCGCGCCACGGCACGGCTCGACGAGCTGAAGGCGGACGTTCTTTTCTCCAAGCCCGACGCGGATAAAAGCCTTGTCGTTGAGGAAATCATCTACGACCTGACGTTCATAGTCGAAGGAAGGGAAAGCGTGACAAAGGGTGAACGATATGGATACATGCTCGGCGTGCGTTCCGCACAACCCGCCGCAGGACTGCGACCTTGAGGTCCTCTTCGGAGGTCTCCACCGATGCAGGACGTGCAGGCGGATATATTATCCTGGCGATTGAATGGCACCACCCAACAAGGCTCTCGAAGTCCTCAAGGAACTGCCGTGCTTCGGGCACTACGCGAAGATGCACTGCTACAACCATGGGTTCCTCCAGTACCATTTGAACCCGAAGACCGGCATCAAGGAATTCCCCCATTGCCCCTTCGAGAGATTGTGCAAGAAAAAGGCGCTCGAATACCACGAGCACATGGACGTTTATGAGTCCGGTCAAATCGACCGCCCTCGTGAAATAATCAGGCAGTTGAAGAAGTGAGGTGTGGATATGGGAAAAGGATTTATAGTGAATAACGAGTTGATTCCGGTCGACCCGCGCGCGGTTGCATTCGCGTCTTACGCGATGCTCGCTGCGATGGTCCTCACGGCGGCGTTCTTCGTGTTCTGGTGCGCCAAGCGTGTCGGGGTGATTTGAGATGACGAAATATGTCCTTTTGAAACAGAACATCCCCGGCAAGACCTTCGACATGTTCCGCTCGAACGGCTACGACATCCTCCAGCTCGTCGAAACCGACGCGCAGGTCAATCTTCCCGCGGACGCGCTTGAGCGCCTTCTCAGGCAGAAGGTCACGGACACTGCGGTCGAGCACACGCTGAACAAAAAGAGCACGCATGAAATCCAGGCAAAGAGGTACTGACCTTGGGCGAAATGGAAGAGAAGCTGGCGCAGTTCCCACAGCACACACCCGCCCCGCGCACCGCGCACACGGACGGCTACCGCTACATCAAGTGCTCTTCCTGCCCCTACGCCCAGCAATGCCCGATGTACACGTCCGGCGACAGTGGTTGTGGCATGCGCAGCCAGATTTTCGACGAGGAGTTCTCCAAGGTCGAGTTCAAGGCTGCCGACCCCATCACCGCGAACAACCTGTCCATCGGCACGAAATACTGGGTCGACCTGACCCTCCTGCGGAAATTCGGCATTCCCCTCTCTTCCGAGGAAATAATGCTCTTCCGCTCCCTGATGACCATGTTCTCCTCGCTTTACGCAGACAAGAAGGGCGACCTCGTGGACGCGAAGAGCAAGTCTGCGGTGCCCTGGGAAGAGAATGAAGAGGTTAAGATGCTCAAAGCTGAGGTAGCGGAAGCACGAAAACAAAAAGAAGAGTTTGAGAAACTAAAGAAGGAGAGGAGTTTGAATGAAAAAATCTAATCCTCGAAAAGAATATCAGCACGAGTGGTATCTGCAACACCGCGCATCTCATCTTCTTAGAGGGAAGGATTGGCGTTTGAAGAATAAGGATGCAAACAAAAAATATTTTGCTGATAGGCGCGTCACTCATGCGGCAAAACTCAAGGAGGAACACCACAAATATTACATTCTTCATAAGCGTGAAATATCAGAGAAGTATAGTGTCTATAGAATAAAAAACAAGGAAAGGAGAAATTCAAAACAACGGGAATATCGACTATCACACAAACAGCAACTTCTTGTGCGCTGGAAGGCGTATGTTCATACGCGACGAAAAATAGACGAAAACTTCAGGACTCGCTTACTTCTTCGTTCGCGGTTATGGTGGGCACTTCACAAACAACAAATCTTCAAGACGAATGACATGAAAGTTGATTATCAGAGTATAATCAGTTTCCTTGGGAACAGACCAGACAACACTCATCTTTGGGAAATCGACCATATTGTTCCATTAGCATCATTCGATTTAACTGATGCAAACCAGAGAGCAATCGCATTTTCTCCAAGCAATCATCAGTGGTTGACTCGGGAAGAAAATAGGAGAAAATCTGACAAGGTGTTATGATTATGGTGGCTCCACTATGTGACTGTGATGACACCTGCTGGCGCCTTGGTCAGGTAGACATCTTTCATGCCCTCGACCACTGGACGGGTTTCATTCCCCACCCGGCGCAGCGTACAATCATCTCCGGCATGAAGAAGAACACCTGCATCGTTGCCGGCAGGCGGTTCGGAAAATCGAAGATGATGGCAGCCCTCGCGCTGCACTACGCCCTCACGCACAAGAAGTCCATCCAGTACATTATCTCCCACTCGCAGGACCAGGCTGAAATCATATTCGACGAGCTGCGCAACACCGCACTCACCTCGCCGATGATACGAAACCTCATCGACCGCACCAAGGACTTCCCCTTTCCCGAACTCGTCCTCCAGAACGGCTCGGTCATCTACGCGCGCTCGACCGGCAACAACGAGGGCAAGTACCTCCGAGGGCACAACGCGCACCGCATCATCATAGACGAGGCGGCGTTCGTGAAGGAAAACGTCATCAACACCGTCATCCTCCCGACGCTCGCCGACTTCGACGGCGACATCATCGAAATCTCCACCCCGCTCGGGCAAAACCACTTCTACCAGATGTTCATGCGCGGCAAGAAGGGCGAGCCCGACCACGCCTCCTTCCAGTTTTCTTCCTACGAGAACCCGCACATCTCCCACGCCTTCATCGACCGTCAGCGCCTGCAGGTCACAGACCTGCAATACCGCACGGAATGGCTCGGCGAGTTCGTGGACGACCAGGTTTGCGTGTTCAAGTGGGATTCCATCAATGACGCGATTGGCAATTTCCCGGAGGTGTTCGAGCGTGAAAAGGAGAAAAACTACTTCATCGGCGTCGACATCGCCAAGATGCACGACTACACCACGATTTATGTTGTCGATGGAACAGACCAGAAGAGCTGCCGCGTTGTATTCACTGAGCGCTTCAACAACAAGCCCTACTCCTACATCGTCGACCGGGTTCTGGCTGTCGCTGCTAACTTCCAGCCCCTGAGAATCACGGTGGACGAGACCGGCGTCGGCGCCGGGCTGACCGAGCAAATCCTCTCCAAGGCTCCGATGACCGAGGGTTTCAAGTTTTCCATGCCAGCGAAGATAGAACTCATCAACACGCTCAAGACCGGGCTTGAGCAGCGGCGCCTCAAGTTCTCGCATGACAACGCCACGCTTACGGACGAACTCCGATACTACCAGTATGAGATTTCCGAAGAGACCGGCGGCATCAAGATGAATGCCCCAAGCGGAAAACATGATGACTGTGTGATTGCGCTCGCGCTCGCCTACTGGAAATGCGCCGTGATTTACGCCGATGTGGGAGTCACGCTCATACCCGCCCAAGGGAAAGCGTTAAATACTGCTGAAACATCCGTGCTCAATATCCAAGGCTCGGACAGTTCAAAGGATGACGGAACGCTCGTGGTGATATAGTGGCTATTGACCTTGACAGTCTTATCGGCGAAATTGACGGTTCCCAGGTCAAGGACCCGATTGATGTCAACTTCAGGTCGGCATCCCTGCAGAAAGCCGCCGGCACCAACGTCACCGCCACGCCATACAATTCCTACGCGCTCACCCCCGACTATCTCGCTTTCAGAAACACCTGGTGGGGGCAACCACAGCCCATTTCGTACAAACTTCTCTGGAAAGCATATTCCGAGGAGGAACTCGTCCGCGGATGCGTTGACATCACGGTTGATGCCATTGTCGGCGACGGCTGGATAATCGAGGGCGATACCGAGCTTCATGTCCGAAAGGTCAAAAAGATTTTCAAGACCGCCGAATTCCAGAAATTCCTTCAGGACACCGTAACTTCGCTGATTCTTTTCGGCGACGCATACTCCGAAATAGTGCGCAGCGCATCGGGCACAGTACAATATTTCCGCCCGGTCGATGCCGCTACGGTACGCATCGACTACGACGAGCACGGCGACACCCTCAAGTACATTCAGCGCGTCCTGCACAGGCGCGTCGACTTCTATCCCGACGAGATGATTCACTTTTCAATCAACAACGTGGGCGGGCGCGTCTACGGCAGCACCCCCTACCAGGCGATAATCTACGTCGTCCAGACGAAGATGTCCGCCTACAATTTCAACGCCGAGTATTTCCGAAGGAACGGTCTTCCCCGCTCGCTTTACATCGCCAAGAACCTCGCGCAGGCGCAGGTCGACCGGATGGCTGCGGCTCTCCGGCAAGCCACTCCGCAGACAGACCTCCTTCTCAACGCCGGTGCGGGAGAACTCGCCCACGAAACGGTCGCCCCGAGCAACCAGGACATGCAGTTCGTCGAGCTGATGAACTTCCTCCGTCAGGAAATCATCGCGGCATCCGGCGTTCCGCCCATCTTCCTCGGCATTACCGAGGGTTCCAACCGCTCCAACTCGCAGACACAGATGGAATCGTGGGACCGCAAGAAGAAGAAGCTCCGCCTCATGATTCAGGACATCATCAACGCCAAGCTGCTCACCACGGCGAACTTCGGTTTCGATGATGTCAAGTTCAAATTCAACGACGAGAACTCCCGCGAGCTTCTCAAGTATGCGCAAATGGCGCAGCTTGCCTCCACAATCGAGTGGGTCACTCCCAACGAGGTCCGCGGCAAGATGGGTCTCGCGGTTCTCGAATCCAAAAAGGTCACGTATTCGTCAACCCAGGACGAAATCGACATAAAGACCGATGAACTGGGCGACAAGACCATCCACGACATCAAGCAGGAGCAGCAGGAGGCGAATATGGCTGCCGGTCTCGAACCCGACGGCAAGCCGCAGGGCGGCGCCCTCAACAATCCGAACGCGGCGCATCCCATGAAGAACCAGGACAAGAAGGATAACGCCGAGCGCCTTAATTCAAAAACGGAGAAGTTCGCCAAGTCCGACCCGGGCAAGGATTATCCCTTCGGCGCGGTCGAACCCGAGCGCGAGGTCACAAGCCCGACAATGATGGCTGACTTCAGAAGCAAGGTCAAGCCCGTTCTCGAAGCCTGGTTGCGCGTCAATGCCAACGTCAATTACGATTACGACGGAAAAGACAAGACGCACGTTCCTTCGCTGGTGCACCCGCGCCCGATGAAGATTCTTGATGACGAAGGGGTATTTTACAAGGGGACTGACCAACTTACTGAGGAGAAAATCAAGCTCAAACAAAAGCCTTAAATACTACTCAAACATCCGTGGCAGCATGAACGACTTTCAAATCTTCATACCGTTTGAGAAGACCATCGAGCATGATGGCAGCCTCAAACTTTTCGGCGGCATAGCCTCGTCCACATCTGTCGATAGGGACAACGAGCGTATGAGCAAGGCGGTCTTGAAAAAGATAGCGTCCGACCTCACGAAGAATTCCACCGTATTTTTCAACCACGACCTCAAGGGTCTCGGAGTCGGGACAATATCTTCCGCCACGGAAGACGGGGAAGTCGTGAAGATTTCCGTCATCCCGACCAAGGCTGCGGGTATGCAGGACGTGGTAACGCAAATCAAGGAGGGAGTCCTCAAATCATTTTCCATCGGTGGAAAAATCAGGAATTACGAGGATGAGTTCGATGAGAAGCTCGGCAAGAAGGTTCGCACCATAACCGACGTAGACTGCTACGAGGTTTCTGTGGTGGGCATTCCGGCAAACGCCGAAGCCTCGATTCTTTCCTACATGAGCAAATCTTTCAAAGGTGATGATTTGGAACCCGCTGTTGAAAAGTCAGTAGCCGCGCCCGCAATCCTCTCGCAGGAGAAAAAGGAAAGCGAGGTCGGGCAGGGCGAGACGCCCAAGCACGAAGCTGGTGAAACTTACGCTTCTGAACTGAAGGAGCATCATGTCAAGTGCGCCTTCGGAAAGGCTACGATGCTCAAGTGCGCCAAGTGCGGCACCGAGAACAAGTTTGTTCCCGAGTCCGAAGTCGGACCCGGCGAAGTCAAGGGGGTTGACGACATTCTCGCTTCGGACGGTTTCAAGAAGGTCTTTACCGACTTCTCAAAATCCTACGACGACCAACTCCAGGTTCTTCAGAAATCGTTTGACGCTCAGAAAGCCGAAATGCAGGAAAGCCTCAAGGCGCGCGACGCGCGTATTGAAGAGCTGCACAAGGCTCTCGATGAAAAAGCCAGGAAGGACGGCGTTGTTTCCAAAGCCCTCGCTTCGGCTCCAGACGAAAAAGAGACTGGGGACAGGTTCCAGAAGACGGCTGAAAAGACTGAAGAGACAGAAGGTAGTTTTGCGCTTTTCCCGAAGGGGACAATCCGCTAAGGTGAATAGGAGGTAATGTTATGGACGAAATTCCAACGAGTGAAAAATACAGGCAGCTCTCGAAGATGGCGGCATCTTTCGAGGCGACCGAGTGCCTTCCGAACAAGGCTATGTACACCAATCCGATGTACGGCTTTGACGGGCGCCCCGCGCTTGCCAAGGGCATTTACGATAAGACCGGCATGGACTTTTCCAAGGCTGCGTCAATTTCCGCTGCCGCGTCGGGCACGACCGACAAGGCAATCATACCGCTTTACGTCGACCCCAGCATAGTCGATGTCACCCGCAGGCTTACGCCCATGGTGGAGCTTATTCCCCGCGTGACTAACTATGGCAGGACAGCCGAATTCAACCGGCTTCTCTCGCGTGGAGTTGGAGGCGCTCAGCTTGAAGATGCGCCGCTCAACGAGACTGACGACACCTACGAAAGAAAGTCCGTCGCCATCAAGTACCTCTACTCGGTCGGGCGTGTGTCTGGTCCTTACCTTGCATCAAGCAAGCAGTACCTCTCGCAACAGTACGTCGACGCGCTCAATCTCGAAGTGATGAACAAGTCCAAAACACTGCGGTTCATCGAGGAGGACATCCTCATCAACGGCAGCGCGACGGCGAGCCGCACCGCATACGGCGGGGCGACCACGGCAATCGGACCGGAATACACGGGTATCCTCGGATACACGGGCGTCAATTCCAATACCGACCGCGCGAGCCAGACCATCGACATCACGACCCTTCGTAAGGGCATTCGCACGGCACGCACGGCTGACGACAGCACCACGCTCGGGCAGGGCAACCCGGACATGATTACGACTGACTTCAAGACCCTGGACGATGTGAAGGCTCTCCTACAGGACTACCAGAGGATTGTTCCGATGGACAAGATTGCGTGGGGCTTCCAGGCGGTCATCTTCGAGGGTCTGCCGATAATCCCTTCAAAGTTCATGCCGACAACGGCGAACCTGAAGAAACTGTCCATCCTTGACAGCTCGACATGGCAGATGCGCGTCCTCCAGGACATGACATACGAGGAACTCGCCAAGACGAACGACTCGTACAAGTTCGTGATAAAGGAGTACGAGGCGCTCATCTGCACGGTGCCCGAGTTCAACACGCACATAATCACACTGGCTTAGAGCCAGTGTTTTTTCCTTTTTGTTTTTCAAAGGAAAGCTGAAAATTGGAGGTAATTATTATGACGGCAATAACAGTCGCCTCATTGAGGCAGGCAGTTCCCAACGCGGGTGTGAAGGAAATAGTCATCATGACCAGCGCTGCGGCGGCGACAGGATTCACCTGGGACGCGACCGGGTACTTCTCTACGATTTGGGGTACCTATCTTTCAGACTCGACCGGCGCGGTGAAAATAGCGACGTTCTCATCTCTCGCAGTGACCCTCGGCACGATTTCGACCGGAGTCCACTGTCTCAGGGTATGGGGCGTTTAAGGAGGTCTTCCCATGACAGCGATTGTAGCTGCAGATTTGCGGCAGATGACGCCCGTTTCGGGCATGAAAGAGATAATCATTCTGACTGACAGCGCGACCGACGACAGCTACACCTTTGACGCAACGGACTACTTCACGACCATTTATGGTCTGTATGTCTGCAACGCGACCGGGGGTGTGGAAGCGGCGACCTTTTCCGGTCTTACCGTGACCATGGGCAACCTGACTGGCGCCGCGGTTCACTGCATCAGGATATGGGGTGTTTGAAATGGTGGCAGAAGTAACTACGTCATGTACGTTTCTCAAGGTAGTCCCCGCAGTGGGTCTTGCCAAATACTACACCCTGGTGATTGAGACCCCGGCAACGGTCGACTCTGGCGACACGATTACGTTCCTGAAATCCAAGTGGGGCACCGTGGTCGGAGGCTCCGCAGTCAATAAGACTACGGGCGTTGCCGAGGCGCTTTCAATCGCACTGTCGACCGATACGTACACGATTACGTGCGGCACCGGCACCGACAAGGCGCGCGGGTACACGCTGACAATGATGATATGAGGTTTTTCACATGACGGCAATCACAACGAGCTGCACATACGATAAGGTCTACGATTCCGTTGGCTTCTCCAAATACTACACGCTGATAATCCGGACTCCTGCGACTGCGGATGCGACAAACACCATCGTGTTTTCTCTTCTGAAGTACGGAACCGTTGTCGGCGGAACCGCGTTCGATGTGACTGGTGGAGTGGTCGAGGACCTTGGCATCGCACTTTCTGGAGACAGTTGGACAATCACGGTTGGCACTGGCGACAATCTCATAAGGAGCTACGTCCTGACCATGCTGCGCCCGGACAATAATGAGTAAATTGAGGTGGATATTATGCGTTACGCGGCATTCGCAATCATTCTGGTTCTTGCGGCATTCCTTTTCGCAGGTTGCACTGGGCAGGCTTCCCCATCAACCGGAGCATCGAATCTTCCTGACGTGAACCAGTATTCCGCGCGCATCAACAGCACCGGCATTGTCGGTCCATACGAGCTGCACAACGCATACTCGCGCCACGTCTTTACCCTGTGGAGCACGAACACCACGGTCCTTTACAACGTGACCACCTTTACAGCCGTGACCACCAGGGTGTGCTCGAACACAACGAACAACGCATCCAACACGTCACTCAACGGATGCGCAAACACCACCGCGGTCGGCACCGGAAACTTTTCAACCTACAAGTCGAATACGACCTACTCCATGACACTGAACACCACGAACATGTCGCTCAACAACTCGACAGGCGCGTTCGACCTCAGCGTCAATGGCGCGAACCTCAATCAGGCAAACGCTTCCGACGCCGCGTACATTTACCTCTACAATCCAAGCATATCGGCATACGTCAACACTGGATATTCCCTGAGCCCGAACGTCACCAACTGGACGAACATCACCGCGATTCCTATGACGTATGTGAGTTCTGCGGGGGCAATCTCAGTTAAATTCGAGGCGGCAACCTCCAATGCAAATGCTTCAAATCCAGGAATTACCATCGACTATCTTGCAGTCAATGGCACGTACACCTACCCGTTTGTCGGTGGCTCATACGGTAACGTGACGTTCCAGACAAGCCTGGACAACCGGAACTGGTTCGATGAGTTGTCCGTCTCAAGCGGGACCGCGGCACAGCGCTTCCAGACCAACAACACCGCGCTCTACGCCCGATTCAACGTGACTGGTCTTACCCTTACCGACCCGACCCAGGATGCAATCTACACCCAGTATGTCGCGGTAAGCAACTGAGGAGAATAGATGGAATGGCAAAAGAAAGGGTTGCTCGGATTGGCGATTATTCTCGTCTTGGCAGCTTTGGCTTT